GGCGTCCCTACGGGGATTCGAACCCCGGTTACCGCCGTGAAAGGGCGATGCACCACATTGCCCTTATTTTTGTAAAGTTTTGTAAATTCAACCTAAAGTGGGTAACACTTTTAAAACATCGTGTAAATTTTCAGGGGCTAGATGCGCGTATCTTTGCGTTATGCGAATATCAGAATGACCGAGCAAAGTTGACACATGATAGAGTGGAACGCCTTGTTTCACTAAAAAACTAGCAAACGTATGTCTTAAATCGTGTATTCGCACCTTTCCTAAATTGGCTCTTTTCACCGCAATTTCAAATCCCCGCCTAAAACTTTTGATATGTGTACCTGTTTTGGCATTGTAGAAAACATAATGTGCATTGGTTTTTAGTCTATACAACGCTTGGATCGAAACGTCATTCAATGGCTTATAGACAGTTTTCTTATTCTTAGATAATGAATTGCGTATGACAAAATAGCGATCATGCAAAAATACGTTATTCCATGTCAGCCGTGTCAATTCACTTGATCGACAACCCGTATTTAATGCCAGCAGCATAAAATCATGTAACATCAAATTGTCATAAAAAAGGGCAGACTTAAGCAACAGGTGACATTCAGTTGCTGTAAGAAATCGAGGGATGAAATCATCTTCAAAGAGCTTAAATCTATTGAATGGGTTTTTAAAATTTGCAGCCTGATTGTATTTAAGATAGTAATTAAAAGCCGATCTAATTAAATTTAACTCCCTATTTATTGTTGAGTTTTTAACTTCTTTCAATCGTCGCATTGAACAATAATCTGTAATGACATCAATGGAAATTTCATCATAGGAATAGAACCATTCAATGTGTTTCAATTTTTCCAGATAAGTATGTTTTGAATTATAAAGACCATTTTTACAGTAAAAGTTAACTATTTCTTGTATATCCATGATTCACCATTATGTAACATTTTGCCAATTTGGTTTTTTAAGTGAATTTACAATATACATAAATATCAATTAGTTAAAAATTTGTTCCTGGCAAAATTTTCAACCAGGATAAGATCTTCAGTTGGTAGATAATGCAAGTCAGTTCGCGCCCATGCGGGACGCTCTAAGACTCCCGCTAGAGAGCGAACGGGAGCTTGTAATCAGGGAAGAAGGTTTCAAAATTTGATGCTAACTTGTCGCTCGTAGACACTCGCTTATGAATCGGATTTAAGGCGAGAGATAATATATTCATGGCGTTTAATCCAGAATTGACGTTTTTTCATTTTACGCTGAATTAAAATCTCATCAGCGCGTGATTTAGGTACATACGTTCCATTAAGTGAGCGATACAAGTAACCATTTTCAGTTTTCACTCTATGAGGAAAATTAATTCTTTTAGCGATTGAAAGTAATAGATTTCGCACGATGACAAAAATAAAGAATGAACATACAAACCCGATAATCAGTATCGCGTAAAAAAGTTGAGTTATAGAATTTAAATCTTCGACAGTAATGTTATGCATAGTGACCTCTAAATTAACCCTTGTTGTTTAGCTGCTTCCATTTTTGCCAGTTGTTCTTTATCAGTCTGATGAGTTGGCGTACTAGGCTGCGGGTTATTTGTCGCACTATAGTTTTGAGTAGATAGTCCATTTTGCTGCTGCTGCTCTTTAAAGTAATTGAAAGGGCGATCACCAGACATGATTTTTTTGCAATCATCTTGTGATACGTTTAGCCGTGTACCTTGTTGTGTATATGCCTGATAGCCTGAATTGGTTTTCATGCAGCCAGATAAGACAGGTTTAGCCGTTACGCTGTATTGAATGGAATCCTGAATGTTTTGAGTATCAAATGGCTTGTCAGGGTTATATGAAACCAATGTTGTCTGAGCATCTTGTCCAGTGACTGAACCTTTATTCTTAGAGAGTTCATCAAACCATTTGACGCATTCAGGCTTTTCCACATTGATGCCTTTGCGACATTCAATGTTTAAATCAAGTTTAGCGTTAGGATCAGATGCTTGTACGTTTTCAGGATTAATTGTGGACGTTTCTTTTTTAACTTCCTTTTGTTTTTCCTTATCTTCAAAACGATGGACGTTAAATGTGTTGGTATTCATTAAGCCCACACCAACAAATGCAAGTATTGCAACAATGATGCCTAAGAAGACAAAGAGTTGTTTAGGCAATTTAAATTTAATGCTTGAATGATCCGTTGCCGATTTATAAAGGCTTTGGTATTTGTCATCAAAATGAAAGCGATAAAAATCCAGATACTTTTTATGTTTAGCGTTACGATTTGCAGCAGGTTCAGGATTTGATAGCCATTTATCAAACTCAAAGACATTGGTATATTTTGGTTTAGAAGCAGGTCGCTTGATGTAATACATGCGATCTATCAGCTTGTGTATGCCTTTTTCTATTCGCTGCGGGTCTTGTGTGATGAGCCACAAATCTTTATTAGTGTGGCGGTGAATAGTCAAATCCTTGATCATTTGATCTTGTGAATATTGGTTACCCTTGTATTCATATTCTTTTCGGTACTGGACTTCATCATAAATGATGATTGAACCGTCAGGCGTTTGTCGCCAATCGTCAGGTGCAGGTTCGACTTCGGGAATCAATAATTCTTTAATGTCACAATATATCTGACGAGGTTCTTTGCCGTCAGCTTCCAGTTTTTCATTGTCTTTAATGATTTCCAGTATCTTAGAAATCATGAATTGGGTTTTGCCGTGTCCTGGAGAGCCTACTACTAAATTTATCATTGTCTTTTCCTTTGCCTAGCGCGTTTGTTCAGTGACTGCGAGCCCTCGCACCTCACCACGCGCTAGGCTTTTTTAAATCCAAGTTTTGCGCTATTCATGGCTACACGCACGGCAATTGCTGATAGCACCATGCTTAATGCCTGATCCGCACCGCTTAAGCCAAATAGATACATGACGTTGCCGAGTTGTCCCCAGTATTGATAAACCATAGACATGGCTTGATTAAAGATTGCTTGTGACGTTGCATATGTGAATACGGATAAACCCATTCCACCGATAATTTTTTGACCCGCATCACTCAGAACGACATCTGAAACTTTGGTTAATATGTTGCTTAAGCCCATTATTCTTCATCCTCTTTGGTTCTTATGCCCGCAACGATAAAAGCTGATGTAATTGCGCCTACCGTAAGGACAGCAGGGCGAAAGAATTCAAGGGCATTGCATACGGGTTGATAGGGCATGTCTAACGTGTAGGAATTGCCCATTAATGAAAATGAAACTTGATCTTGTGGGCATGTTGTAGAGCCTTGTAAATTCACTTCATCGGCTTCAAATTCTGGTTGCTCAATCTCTAATTCTTCTGGTTCTGATTCGGTTGGTTCTTCTTTGAAATAATCAACAGCATCGTCATAGGCAGCTTTTATTGAATCTTCCCATTCAGCAGGCTTTTGTATGACTACATTCGCAGCTTGACAAACAGTAGGCGCCCAATTACAGAAGATTGGGAAATCTAAGCTAATATCAGAGCCTTTAGTATCAGTTCCCGTATTTTCGCCTGTTTCTTCTTTAGGAACAGTCTCTCCAGTTGCAGTCTGGTCGGTCGGTATTGATTGTGATGCTTCTAATTGATTAATGATCGGACGTGCTTTTGTTACATCCGTTTCCGCTTCAGCAACAATTGTGTCAGCAGCAGCTTTTACAGCTTGTTGTGCAGCAGCATTACCCGCAGCAGCATTTGAGATTACTTGTTGAGCGACTGTTTCTAGAGGTAAATGCTTAGTTCTATTTTCATTTTCTCCGTTATCGGCAGGGGGATTATAAGCAGGGTTTAAACGTCGAGACGACCAACCGTCGGTGACATCTTTACGTTCACCCCAAATATTTTGATTAGTAGTACAACCATCATGATTAGCTGAAACAAATTTAACGCCAGATGATGCCCAAACATTTGCAAAAGATTGACAAGCATCATTGGGTGATGGAAATTCACCAAAACCCATACCGTACAAATACTGACCATACGCAGGGTCAGAAGGGTCGTTAATATCTGGCTTCTTTGTATAAGTTACTCGGTTATTTGCAGGATCAAGAACGTAATCCACACCGCCTAATAATTCTTGTATTGCCAAATCAAGCGCAATAGCACCCGCACCACCCGCTAATGCTTTAGCAACACTACTCGGAGGCGGAGTAATCTTTGCTACACCCGTAGCAAGTTTACTAGCACCATTTAAAATAACTTGTTTAGAGCCGTTATAGACAATCGATGCACCTTGAGCCACACCACCGCCAAGTGACCAACCGCCCAAGCTTGCAGCATTGGCATTGGTTACCAAATAAAACGGAGATAGAAGAATTGCAATTGAAAGATATATACGAAAAGCAACGCCTATCTGTTTTTTTAGAACATCTTTAAACCGATGTATACCATCATTAATAGCCATATATACGCCCCTATATCTTCCATTTCACACCCCCAAAAAGAAAGGGATTGCAGACCTTTCGATAAGCAACCCCGTTACATTCATTTCAAATTAAAACGCTGAACGAATGTATTTAAACACTTTGATGCCTAACGGAATCAAAATTGCAACAGCAGCAACAGCAGCTCCAGCAGTTGCAGCTCCAGATAATTCAGTAGTAATTTCTGAAGTATCTACAGCAGCATTGGCAATGCCAGTTGCAGCTACAGCAGAACCCACAACAGCAGCTTGTTTAACACGTGTTTTTAAAGTATTGATATCCATAACGGACTCCTTAGTTTTTTTCAAAAATTTGCACCCGTATGATTTTTATTCCCCATACTGTTGCAAGACAGAGCCAAAAAGCCAAACCAATAGCCGTGGCTTCGGTGTAACTTAGTGGCGGTAACAAGACTGATTGCTCAGCCCATGACTGGCATACGTTGTCTTGAAGTTGTGTACAGACGTATGTCATTTCTTAAATTCCTTAACCGTTACACTTACACATATGGAACGGCAAATATTGATAATGAAAGTACGAGCCACATTTAGGGCATTCAATTTCGTTGAACATAAGAAAAACTCCCAACAGGCTTAAATGGCGCTCCATTTACTTCACACAAAAGTCTTAATCGACTCAAAAAAATTTGATGCCTAAAGAAAGTAAATACATGCGAATCGAATCGCTTAATACGTTTCATAAATAGCCTAAGCAGGTTTTTGAGCCTGAACAGGCGTAATGTTGTGGATGATCGTAGTTTGACGACTACCAGTCGTCACAATTTCCATGTCTACTTTGGCATTAAACGGAAATTGCAGATGCTCAATTTTTTTAATGTTTTCCGCAGTACCCCATTTGTACTCTACGGTTGCAGCACCTACACCCGACTGATCCGCTAGATCGGTCATGATGAATACTTTGGTAAAGTTATGCTGAACGCCCTCAATTGCGTTGTTGTAGAACTTTGCGCCAGTGATTACAGATTCAGTTGTAAATTTCATGTTGTTTTCCTTTTATAGCCTTGTTTTAGAACCTTATCCCTATGCAGGCACGACAGAGGGGGGCATGGATTGTGAATAATCTACGGTTAAGGGTTTTAATCGCTTTGGATACTGTTCCTTTTTCTCAGGATCAGGCATAAGTAGGTCAAGGACGTGCGAATCATCGTCATAGAAATCACGAAACGCCTTGAGATACTTTGAAAATTGATGCTTGGTAATGTCGATCGCCTTTTGCCATGTTATTTCTGATTTTTGGCGTAAGACTTCAAACTTGACTGGGGTACGCTGTGCATCAAAGATATGGAAGCACTTGTAAGCAGCTAAAAAATGCACAGTAGGGTTAAGCAGGGCATCTAAAGGGATAAAAATATCCTTAGCCTTGTATTCGACCTCTACACGTGTCCAGAGGCTATCTTTATCACCTAGCTGTTTGCCTTTCTCATAGATACGGCAATATTTTGATGATTCACGCTTGCCGACATAAGCGGTACGTCCTGAACCATCTGGACGTTTCCAGTTACCCGCAGTTTGAAATGACGGTGGACGTCCACCCATTTGAAAACCGCCTAACGTATCTTGAAGATCAGCCCAATCAGGGGATACAAGCGCACCATCTAAGTCATCGAATGCATAGTCAATACGCGTGATCTTAGGACGGTCGGCATACATCATGAGCCATGCATGTAAGTCTTCTTCCCAACCGTACTTACCTTGTACACAGCCTTGCCCAGAGATCGACAGCATGATTGTGTCGTTTTGACCGCCAATACAGATTAGTCCGCAATCATCTTGTAGGGCATATGATTCATCATAGAAGTTTTTGCCGTTTTGAAGCTTTTTCTCTACACCGAAACCAAATATTTCTCTTATTAAGGCATCGAATGCATAGACATAATCACTATTTGATGCAAGGTCGACCATTTCTTTGACTTTGCGAATGTCTTTGAACGTGGACTTATGAATCGTGATATGTAACCAGTCGATTACCGCGCATTCATTAGCAGCAGGTCTACGGATTAATACTTGTTTTGGTCCATCATCGGTCAGTACGATTTGAGCTTCGACAACAGGGTAGTCTTTATAGAACTTTCCGAACGTATCTTCGTACTCGCGTCGTAGTGTGGTGACCTTTTCCCCCGTATTACTAACGGGGGCAACCGCATCATATAACGCTCCCCACAGCCCGAATGTGGGGAAAGTATTAAGTGATTGAAATTTCTTAGATTGTGCAGACAAATGTTGATTAAATTCTTTCTTTGTCTTCACTGGTGCATCATTAAACGGCAAATCGTAATCTTTAGTAGCCATAACAATCGTCCCCCATGTCACGCAACATCTGTATGCATTCCTGATTGTGCTTGTCCAGATCGTCAGATAGAGCAGATATAACAGCAGATGTACATTCAGCAGTTACCACCATGTCTTCGATGTAATAAAGAAGCGCAACCTCATTTGAACAAGGGTTACCGCCTTGAAGATAGTTCACACCCTTAGCATGAATATCCCTTGCTATGTTTTCGTACATTTTTATTTGAGCTTCATTCATTTAGAATGCTCCCATGTAATGATTCGGGGAAAACATGGGCGACTTAATATTAATATTGATAATTTTTGGAATAGGCTTCTGGCTTGGACGTAAGACAGCACCCAAAGCAGTAGAAGAAAAACCTAAGCAACAAAGAAGATCATTCACATATACAGATAGACAACGACAAAAAGTCATGTATGCAACTGACGCAGATCGAATACGTGAATTGAATGCGTTAACTAAAAATGAAGGCTCATTTGTACGAATGCTAAGGCAAGAATTTTCACCGCTTGAAGTAGTGGTAAAAGAGAAGCGATTTTTTATTGTTGATAACGACAAATATCCAATTGCGATATTTGAATTCCGTGAAGGACATACACGGTTGCGTAATTCAGACATTGACGATGGATTGCCATTATTTTTATACAAAGGACTAATTTCGAGTGAAGCAATAAAAGAGGACAAGCAACGTATTGCTGAAATGCAAAAGATACGTCCTGTTAATTGATTCATAAAAAGCCCCTTGATTGTTCTTCTGGATCAATATAGGGTTCTTTTTTGCTAAACCTGACAATCTGTCAGGGTGCGGTCAAAAAAAACCTGATATATTTGTCAGGAAAATTACCTGACAAATTTGTCAGAATCAAGAGGGCGAAAAATGCTGATAGACATCATTGAGCTTAACAAAAAGCGTTTTGGTAGCTACGAAAAACTAGCAGAAAGATTGGATATAGACCCAACAGTTATATGTCATTGGAAAGCAGGAAGACGAAAACCAACCACAACACAAGTAATGCAAATGGCTGATTTCATTGGCTTTGAGCCATTACAAGTGCTCTGTCTCGTTATGGAAGAACTAGATAACGAGCACAAAGACTTGTGGAGAAAAT